TCGGGGCCTGGACATCCCGCCGCCCGGCTCGTACGTGTACGGCGGCCCCGGCTACTACGTTTTCGACGCCTTCTCGGCCCGCCATGTGCCGGCGGTGGCGAGGGCCATACAGCTGTACGGGGGGATGGCCAAGCAGATGCCGATGGACGCCTACCGGGGCGGGGCGCCGCTGCCCCGCCCGGCGCTGCTCGACTCGCCATCGCCGGACCCGTCGTACCCGCGGTCGTGGTTCGTACAGTGCTCGGTGGAGGACTATCTGCTGTCCGGGAACGCCATCTCGGTGGTGACCGCCCGGGGGGCGGACGGCTGGCCTTTAGCGGTCCAGTACCTGCCGATCAACTGGGTGTACATCGGCTGGCTGGCCTGGGATCCGTCGACCATCTTCTACACCTATCTCGGCCAGATCCTGAATCCGGCCGACGTCATCCACGTCCGGCGGGGTATCGACCGCAACTACCCGGTGCGGGGGGTGGGGGTGGTGGAAGAGTTCCTGTCCACCCTGGACCGGGTGGCCATGGAAGAGGAGTACGAGCGGAACGCCCTGATCGGCGGGGCGGTCCCGTCGGTGGCGATCGTCACCCCGCAGGCCACCCTCACCCAGGATGTGGCCGACAACGCCAAAGAGAACTGGCTGGCCAAGTTCGGCGGCCCCGACCGGGAGCCGGCCATCCTGCCGGCCGGCACCCAGGTGATCCCGCTGGCCTGGTCGCCCACCGACACCCAGATGGTCGAGGCCCGGCGCATGTCGCTGGTCGACGTGGCCAACATTTTCAACCTGGACGCCTACTGGTTCTCGGTGCCGACCGCCGGCATGACTTACAAGACGGCCGCCCCCCAGTACCAGCAGATCCTGCGCACGTCGATAGAACCGGTGATCGTCGATTTCGAGGCGGTGTGGTCGGCGGCGTGGCTGCCGCGCGGCCAGACCGTCCGGTTCGACCGGAACAAGCTGTTGGCCGAGGACATGCCGACCACCGCCCTGGCCCTGTCCACCCTGGTGGGGGCCAAGGTGATGACCCCGGCGGCGGCCTGGGATTTCCTGCTGGGCGTGCCGCTGCCGGCCATCGACAACAGCCCGCCCGACGATTTCCCCGAGCCGCCGGCCCCGGTGGCGGTACCGGCCGCCACCGCCGCCCCGGTGCCGGCGGACGAGGAGTCGGGCACCAGCGGAACGGAAGGAACCTGATATGAGCGAGGGCCGGGTGTTCGCCACCGAGATACGCGAGGTGCAGGCGGTGGGCCGCCCGTACAAGTACCTGGAGGGCCGGGCGGTCCCGTACGACATCTGGGCGGATATCGGCTGGTTCATGGAGGCCCACGCCGCCGGGTCGTTCAAACGGTCGACCGGCCGCCAGCCCGGGCTGCCGCTGCTGCTGTTCCACGACTCGCGGTCCTGGCCGGCCGGTCACGCCGAGAAATGGCGTCACGACGACTCCGGGCTGTACGGCACCTGGAAGCTGAACGACACCCCGGAGGCCCAGCTGGCCGCCAAAATGGCCGAGGCCGGCGACCTGACCGGCATGTCGATCGGGTTCATGCCGATCCGGTCGGAGCCGCACCGGGTGGCCGACGACTGGGATCCCGACGCCGGCCCCGACACCAAGGATTGGATCCGCCGGCTGGAGTCCCGGCTGCTCGAGGTGAGCTTGACGCCCACCCCGGCGTTCGAGGACGCCACCGTGACCATGGTGCGCACCGCCTACGACTACGAGGCGAGGGCCCGCCAGCCGCGGGCGACACCCCGGCTGGATCACTGGCGGGCGGTGCTCGAGGAATTACACTCCCGCTAAGCGAAGCTCGCGGCACCGCCCGATCACACCCCCGGCCCCACCCCCTCGAGCCTGTCTCCCGGTGGGGGCCACGGTGAGGATCACCGACGCTGGCACCTCAGCTGCCCGAAGGTAATCCATCCACCGGAGGTGAATCCCGTGACCAACCCTGTCCTGACCGCCTACCTGGACGAGCGCGCCACCTGCGTGTCCACCATGGACCAGATCCTGGAGGCCGTTGACGGCCGGGATCTGTCCGAGGCCGAGGCCGGCATCCTGGAACGCTCCAAGGAGCGCATCACCCGCCTGGACGCCATGATCAAACCGTTGCAGGAGTTCGAGTCGCTGCGGGCCAACCATGCGGCCAGCCTGGCCGGCATGGCGGCCGGGGCCGCCGAGCGGGTGCCGGCCCAGCCGCGCAAGGCGGACGGCGCCGACGCCGGCCCGGAGTACCGGTCGGTGGGCGCCTACCTGGTGGATCTGGTCCGCAGCCGCGGTCTGATGGGCGGCGAGCCCGACAGTGGGGCCGGCGCCCGGGTGGCCGCCTACCAGTCGAGGGTGGTGGCCAATCAGACCACCACCAATACTCCCGGTATCCTGCCCACGCCGATCGTGGGTCAGGTGGTGGACCTGATCGACGCCCGCCGGCCGCTGATCACCAGCCTGGGCGGCACCCGCCCGCTGGGGGGAATCCCGGGCACCACTTTCACCCGGCCGAAGATCACCCAGCACACCACGGTGGGGGCGCAGGCGGGCGAAAAAACCCAGCTTTCCTCCCAGAACATGGTGATCGGCTCGGTCTCGTTCACCAAGGCCACCTACGGCGGCACCGTCGACATTTCCCGCCAGGACATGGATTGGACCGAGCCGTCGGCGTGGGACATTCTCGTCCGGGACCTGGCGTCGGTGTATTCCATCCAGGTGGAGACGGCGGTGGCCACCAACTTTGCCACCAACGCCACCGGCACCAAACCGCCGGCCCTGCCGGCCGTCCCGGTGCTGGCCGACTGGAGCAAAGGTCTCTACACGGCGGCCATGCACTCCTACAGCGCCGGCCAGCGGATGCCGACCCGGGTGTGGTGCTCTCTCGACGTGTGGGCGGCGCTCGGCTCGCTGGTCGACACCAACCGGGTGGTCCTCCCGGTGGACACCACCCGGGAGATGGGGGCGCCCGGCACCTCCGAGCTGGCCTCGTTCGCCGGTGACCTGTTCGGCCTGCCCCGCATCGTGTGCCCGCTGCTGCCATCGAAGACCTGCATTGTCGGCCCGGACGACCTGTACGAGGTGTACGAGGAGATGGTCGGCCTGCTCTCCGTGATCGAGCCGTCGATTCTCGGTGTGCAGGTGGCCTACGGCGGCTACGTGGCGTTCAACACCCTGGCCGGCGGCGCCTACGTGCCGTTGGACCTCTCGGCGGTGACCAGCCTGCCGACGTCGGCCGAGTTCGACATCTCCGCCCCGGCGGCCGAAGAGCACACCACGCCGGAGAACCACGGCAAAGCCAAGCAGTAGCGGTGGCTAACTGGCCGACACTCAAGGAGGTGCGGAGCCTGCTCCGTCTTCAGCCGGACCCGACCGAGGACGGGATCATCCAAACCGCCTTGAGTGCGGCCATCGACTACGGCAACCGCCGCACCGGCTACCTGTACGCCATACCCCCCTACGACGACGGCACCGTCCCGGATGCCGTCCACGAGGCGTGCCTTTTGCATTCGGCCCGGCTGTACCGCCGCCGCGACTCTCTCGACGGCACCATCGGCTGGTCGGACGGCGGCCTCATCCGGGTGGGCCGCCTCGACCCGGACGTGGACGCCCTGTACGCCACCGTGGGGCCGGTGGTGTTCGGGTGAGCGACTTCGATATCGGCGCCCACTTCTGGTCGGCCGAGCACACCAGCGACCACGCCCGCCACACCCCGGCGAAGGGCACGAATCTGGCCGTTCAGGCCACGGCCGCCACCGCCGACCTGAACACCTACACCTCGTTTCCTAGTCCGTTGACCGCTACGGTCAGTTTCGACTCCGGGCCGTGGCTGTGCTTGCTCATCCTGGCCGCCTACGTGGAGACGGCGGTCAACAACGTGGAGGTGGTGTTGTCCCTGGATTTCTCCGGGGCCACCACGCTGGCCGCCGGCACCAACCCGGAGGACCGGTTGCATCTCAACGCCAAATCCCCGGCCGGCTCCACTCTGGCCCTCAGCGACTACGGGTTTCTCAACCCGGGCGACACGGTGGTGGAGTTGAAATACGCCGCCACCGGGGCGGCCAACGTGTCGGATATCGCCCTGGCCGTCATCCCCATGCGCCACCAGATCGGGGCGCCGTGACGTGGGGGCGCAGCTCGGCCGCCGCCGCGTTGGCCTCGGTGCTCACCGACGCGGTGGCGGCCTCGGCGTGGCCGGCCGCCACCGTGTTCACCCAGCCGCCCGCCACCCTCAACGCCCCGGCGGTGGTGGTCGGCTGGCCGTTCGAGGTGCGCTACTCGGCGGTGGCCTTCTCGATCGACGAAGCCGACCTGCCGGTGACGGTGGTGGCCGGCGCCGACGGCGGCGACACCATCGACGGGCTGATAGCGGTGGTCCGGGCGGCCGTGCTGCCCGACCCGTCGCTGGCCGGGGCGGTGCAGTCGGCCACCGCCACCCTCGAGCGGAACTGGCGGAACCTGTCGGTGGCCGGCGCCGAGGTGCTGACCGCCGACGTGCTGGTAACCATCCAAATGTAGGGAGGCTCAATGTCTGATATCGACCTGGACGAACCGGAGGTGGCCCCGCTGGCCGCCGGTGACCCGACCCCGCCCACCGCCAACCCGCTGGTACTCAACGACGCCTACTTCGAGCTGACCGGCGTCAACCTGCGCTGCCTGGTCCGCCACCTCGAGGTGGTCCCCGAGAACAAACCGGTGACGGTGACCAGCTTCTGCTCGGAGACCGACTACCCGGGCGTGACCAAATGGCATTTGCGGGTGAATTTCTACCAGTCGTTCGATCCGGGGGCCACCTACGCCACCCTGAACGCCGCCTACCAGTCCTATGTGGCGTCCGGTGCCGCCGCCAATTTCAAGGCCCGGCCGTACTCGAGCCGGGCCCCGGCGGCCAACAACCCGATAATTTCCGGTTACGCCATTCCGCAACCGTTCGAGCTGCTGATCGGCGACGCTGGCGCCGCCTCCGAGGTGGCCATCGACTGGAACCTGACCGCGGTGCCGACCGTCGACACCGGCTCGGTGGCCGCCACCGGGGCCACCTCCGGCGCCCCCGGCTATTTCACCCCGTCGGGGGCGACCACCCCCGCCAACCTGGCCGCCCTGACCGGTATCACCGCCACCCCCAACACCGCCTGGCTGACCGGCCAGTACGTGATTACCGCCGACCTGGTGGCCAACCACTGGTCCGGTACCGCCTGGGTGGCCGGCAAAGCCTGACCCCGATGGCGAACGACCCGGTGGTGGCGGTGGTCGGCCTGCGCGCCCTCAACCGCGACCTCAAACAGCTGGGCGACGCCCAGCGGGGCCCGATGCTCGCCTACCTGAAAGCGGCCGGCGTGGCCGCCGCCACCCCGGTGGCCGACGCCGCCCGCTCGGCGGTGCCCACCGTCACCGGCGACCTGGCCGGCACCATCCGGGTGCTGTCCTCCCGCACCGGGGCCAAGGTGGCGATGGGCCGCAAACGCTACCCGTACGCCGGGTGGGTGGAGTTCGGCGGCACCCGCCACCGCCCGCACGTCTCCCACCGGCCGTACGTGGCCACCGGCCGCTACCTGTTCCCGGCCGCCCGCGGCCTGGCCGCCACGTCCGCCGCCGTCTATTCGGACGCCATCCAGCGGGCGTTCGACCATTTCGACTGGACCAACGGCGGCGCCAACCCCCAGGAGGTGCACGACTGATGGACGACAACGCCCTGCCGACGGTGGTGTACGTGTCGCAGAGTTTCGCCAGCCGCATGCCGTCCCAGCGGCTGCTGGACGCCATCGCCGCCATCGACGGCACCCCGTTCGGCGAGTTGGCCCAACGCCAGCCGTCCCGGCTGACCGCCTTCCGGGCGTTGCAGCGCGACCACCCGGACCGGGACATGGCGTCGCTGTGGCTGCACTCCTACGACACCGAGGTGGAGTTGGTCGAGGTGGACCCTACCGGCAACGGTGGGCGGCCGCCGTGGCCGCCTTCTGCCATTACTGGCATCTCCACCCCGACCAGCTAGACGGCATCGGCGACGACCTGATGGCCGCCATGATCGACCACATGCAGGCCGAGGCGGCCGCCATCACCGCCGCCAACCGCCGAAGGTAGCCCGGGGGTGGCGAACAGCCCTTCGATCATGGTGCGGGTGCTGGCCGACCTGTCCGGCCTGTCCAAAGCCATGGAGAAGGCGGCCACCAGCGGCCAATCGTCGGCCGGCCGGCTGCATTCGGCGTTCACGGCCGCCCTGGGCGCCTTCAACCAGACCGGCATTCTCGGGCCGTTCGGTGACGCCCTCAACGGGGTGGACCAGGCCCTCGATCAGGTGTCCAAACACGGCAAGGACGCCGGGCTGGCCATGATCGGCATCGGCGGGGCGCTGGCCGGCATCGGTGTCGGCCTGTCCGCTCTCGGCTCGAAAGACCAGGCCGCCCACCAGCAGCTACAGGCGGCGGTGGAGGCCACCGGCCACAGCTACGACGAATACGCCCACGCCGTCGACGAGGCCATCAAACATCAGGAGCGGTTCGGTCACACCGCCAACCAGACCCAGGACGCCCTGCGCATCCTCACCCAGGCCACCAACGACCCGGCCAAAGCCCTGGTGTACCTGTCCACCGCCTCCGATCTGGCCGCCGCCAAACACACCGACCTGTCCGAGGCGGCCACCAAGCTGGGCAAGGCGTACAACGGCAATACCCGCGTGCTGAAAGAGTTCGGCATCGTGGCCGGCACCACCGCGGCCAAAGCCACCACCGCCCTGTCCACCGCCACCCGCCAGGCCACCGCCGCCGACGACGCCGCCGCCAAAGCCAAACAGAACCTGACCGACCTGGCGGGCG